TTGCCCAGGTGTCGAAACTTTCGCCATCGAGCAGGTGCTCCCCATAAGTTCGTCCATCTTGAAAAAGATGGAATCGTACTTCCATTTCAACGCGTTTTCTAAGAAACCGCGTGAGATAGGAGCATGGGAGGGGTCGTGAGGATTAAGATTGAGATAAGTTATAATTCGACGAAAGGATTTTGAGGCCTTACGCATCGTGAGGCCTGATCTCTTAGATCGAACCAGCTCGGTTAGGTCCGCAGAGGACTCCTCTTTCAAAACTTGAAAGAAGGTTCGAAGTGGCACATAACCATAACGACCGAGAATCTCGGTCGTTAAAGCCAACTTATCCATTTGAAGATGCTCTAGAGGAAGCGGAAGGTCGAGGTCATATTCTTTGAATTTGACATCGTTAGTAAGAATTGGTATCGTAAGGAACTTACGGTCCCAACCCACCTTCCCTTCATCTCCTTTTATTATAAAATCCAATATATCCGTGATAAACTTTTCATCGCGGACTGGGTTTATATAATAATTTGAATCTCTCATTATCGAAGATAATGAGTTGAGACAATAGAGGTGCTTTGGATTTAAATCTGGAGCTAACAAAAGACGTATGGCGCGTTTAACGCGACCAGAAATCTTTAAATTATTAGGGTCCCGGCTTGGAAAATCCAAACCGCCCAAAGTAATTGGTAGATAGGGTTCTAAGCCCATCTGCCATAGCTCTCTAATCACGAAGCGATTTACGTGATTAGACCATAAGATAAATTCGTTAATATGAATGGAATTCATATTAAAACGAAGCGAAGAGGTAACCGCACTTCCTAGGGTAACCCAGGGAGGAAGTTCCTTTTCGCCGGGGAGGCGAGATATCGGTTTACAGAAACTGCGAACCGGTATATAATCTAACCACTCCATTTTCTTAATGGTAGGATTAAATCTAAAGAAATGTTCGGTGTAGAGGCCATAGCTTCGACTAACGAAGTCAGTCGAACTAGAAAACTCTCCACCGAAGAACTTATGCAACGCTCGATAAGCGATGATAAAACGGTCAGACGATATGGTAACCATATCATCGCCGCATATCATAAAGGGATAGACTCCATCTCTGGAGCAGAGAAGGAAATCCCTTAAGATAGCCTCAATATTCTTCAGAAAGAAATCCTCAAGTTGGCCGTGGACGCGGTCCTCAGCCTCTGATGCGGTAGAGTCTACAGCATCAACCTTGAGAAAATAAACTGAAAGATATAATAGGAAGTAATTATAGAGGTTAAGAATTAACCAACTCATCGGGTGACCCATCTGAGTACCCGCGAGTTGGACCAACGTTTCTTTCATT